TCTGAATTGTATTGAACCACGATATTAAAAGAAAGGAAACGTGTGATAATTAACTTCCTAATTATCATACAAGTATATAATGCATTTATATTTCCACCACAAAACGTAATTGCATGAAATTTACACCAATCTTCCGTCAACATATTAAAAAATCCTTCAGCATTTCCACATGCCTTTATAATGATAGGCGTTGCAAATCTAATAGCCACATTAGTGCCAATAGGATCTGTAACAAATTTCCCATTACGCAATATTGCAATCATGCTATTATTATCTTCGCCGAATAAATATTCTGGTGTATCTGTCTTGTGTGATTTTATGCGATAAAGAGAATCATCTCTTTTTTGGGGATCACTTTGTGCTGGAAGCAAAGTGACTATATTATCTGATACATTATATGTATAAGTATCGCCTTCTACCCTTATATAGCCATAAAAATTCTCATCTATTTTTTTCATATAAGCAACATTCTCTCTCCATATAATTTTTTATTTTAACAATACTGAAATTTTTGCTAGAAAGCCCCCAAGCCATAAGAAATTCCCCACTATTGGAATGGTGACGATCAGTTAGCGAACAACAGAAAAATCTGTCATTAAAGGGAAGTGCTATCTGCTACGACAAAAGGATCTTCTTTTTTAATTTGTCTTGTCTAAACGTATACGATAACTCAATTTTCCTTATAAAATAAAAACACCAGTTCTGTTAATTTGATCTATTTCTTTATTTTTTATACTATTCCGATCCGGTCTTCCAAAGGTATAAATAAGGTGTAAATTATTGGTTAATCCCAAAGAAATCCAATAAAATCGAGGATTTCACGACATCCATTAAACATTGCCGTGGCAAACAAAAAGTATTTTAATCATTATATTTTTCCTCCTGAAATACCGTAGATTGCCCAGTTTTGCGGACTTTTTTGAACTTTCCTGGCTTACATACTTCTGTGCAGTTTCTTGAAAATCACGCAAAATGCGGCAATTTACAGCCTAGTGTAGTAGTCGATAGTAGTTAATTGGTAGTCAGTTAAGGGGGTGCAGACTACTCCGATTTTTGAACCTTTTAACGATTGATTGAGTAAGGGGGGTGCATTTTGAATCCCAAAGTTCAAGCACATATACCTTATTTTTTATATTTTTTTTCAAATTGTTCGTATCCTTTTTCATTCTGTGGATAATCTGAATTATGATATTCAGAATGCTCATATCCTATATTTATATTTCTTACCTCCGGACGAGCATACAATAGTGAATAAATCATCTTCACATTCTCATTTTTGAAATAAACATCAGAATTGAAATTATTCCATTGCTTTTTTAATACTGCAATTACTGAAAACAATTCTTCATATGTTTGTGCCGTAACAGACATAGGAGTAATTTCACTATTTATAACTTTAAGAATATTGTTAATTGAATCAACACTCTTTAATTCTTGAATATCCTTAATTGAACATAAGTCTTTGGCGTTAATTTTCATAACTCTATTTTCCTTTCTCACATTCTTAACTATTTCATCATTTTATCTAGTATCATATACTGACCTAGTATTGAGACAACTTTTTATCTATTAAATGTTCATAGCAATTATACTATTTTTCCAAGCATCCTACAATTCCCAAGCACAAAAATAACGCCCACGGTTTCCCCTGAGCGTCTGCTGCTTGTCTTAAACTACTTTGAACATATTCTGTTTCATCGGCTTTTTGTCTTCTGCCTTATCCACTTCTTTTCTCGCCTGCTCCAGTTCCTCCATGCGAATCATCTCGTTCTTCGCATCATCCAGGCCAAGATGCGTATATGTGTTCATCGTCACTCCAATGTCGGAATGTCCCATCAGATATTGCAGTGTTTTGGGATTCATTCCGGCTTTCGCTTGGTTGCTGCAGTAAGTGTGCCTGCAAATGTGCGGCGTAATCTTCGGAAGCTGCACCCTAAAAATGCTGTTGTATCGGTTCACCGCATTCTTAAGCCGATGCTCCCAATGAAGTGCTACCTCCGGCATTCCATTCTTATCTCGGAAAAGGAATCCCACATAACCATCCACCATAATCTCCGGAAAATCCGTTGGCCTGTCTTCCAAAATTGCCCGGAACATTCGGAACACGTCCTCCGTCATTGGAAGCTTTCTTGTACCGGCATTTGTTTTCGTGGATTCGATGTGATACTCCATGCTGCCAATTCGCTGAAGCTGATGGTCGATATTGATAATGCGGTTCTTTAAATCAATATCCTTAATGGTAAGTCCGCAAAATTCTGAAATTCGAAGTCCCGTATGGAACAAGATGTAGAACACCTCGTAATACTTGCAGTACACGTTATCATCGTGTACAAACTTAAGGAACTTTCTCATCTGGTCCTTTGTGATTGCCTCTCTAGTATCAAATCTTTCCCTTCTGTTAATTTCTGCTTTTCCAAACCAAGCACAGCACCCACACCTTCCAAAGATAATGGAAGTCCCATATAGGCTGACCACACCATAGAACATTTCCAGGACGCCGGTACAAGGTATGTTCCTGCTTCGTAGCCTAACATTCTAGAAATACAGATACGTTCAAACTGAGCATTAAATGCCCATTTCGTAACAGCTTCATCTTCCAGCGCACTCATTACTTCTTCTGGTATTTTCTCTCCTTTTACAAGATCGCCTACTTTTACTTCTCCTCCGTCCACACTATACCCAAACAAGAGAACTTCAAAATCCGGTGATTCTGCATAACGGTAAACACCAGCCTTGGCAAGATTTACAGATGAAAATGTTTCAATATCAATTTCTAAATTCAACAAAATAATTTCCCTCCAACAAAAAAATTGGGCGATATAGTAATCCTCCATACCGCCCATAACATTTATTCGTTATTCTGTTCTTTCTGCTCTTTCTTCATACGCATTCTCTTTTTCAGATAATGAATCCCGTCTGATACCATGATGCTAAATGTTCCAATCAAGAAGCCTATCGTGCATCCAAAACATACCACAAGCATAAAGTTCTGCACTTCTGTCATTGTCTCGCCCTCCCTATGCTAAGAAATCGTCATCCACTACTGCTCCGAAGTCATCTGCTGCAGTGGTCTTGCCACCGAGAGACTCACCATCTCTAATCTTCTGAATATTTCCAAGACCGCAGGCAATCCCCTTATTTCCATTTGAGTTAAATGCATAGAAGTTAAGAGATACTCTTGCATAGCATCCGGAATATACTTCACTTCTGTCCAAGATAGGTTTTACTGCACGATCGACAATCTGCGGTGCTGTCTTACTGTTGGCATTGATGAACCAATGTCCGGCATAAGCCTCGTCCTCACGCTCTGTGTCACCGTCACGAAGAGGAAGCTTGATTGCTGCCTTGTTAGGCTTTTTGCCACCGAACTTTGCGATGCCTTCCTCAATAGCTGCATCAATCGCATCATTGATTGCCTTTACTGTTTCCTTATCATCCTTTGGATGTAGGACGGATTTTGCGGACATTCAAAATAAAAAAGAATGTGGAGGTAACAGACAATGGCAAAATCATTATTTGAGGAACTGGGCGGCAAATACGAAAGGCAAGGGGATTATTTGATACCGTGCTTAACTGTACCCGCCGAAGAAGAACAGGCAATAGGCATCTGGGGGCAACGGCATTTAGATTATCTAAAACAGTACCGTAAAGTTACATACACCAATCTTCTTACAAGCGGCAGGCTAAACGCCTACCTTGCCGACATCAACAGACAGGCACAGGAACGCTTTGAAAGGCTCATAGAGGGTATGAAACAGGCACAGGGCATAACGGAACAGCTAAAGGCAGAAAACGCCTTAGAATGGACAGGATGCCTCAATAACATAAGGGCTTGTGCGAGGGAGATTGTGGAAAAGGAAATTATTTTTGCATAAACAGATGATTAGTGGCAGGGGGAAATCCTGCCGCTTTTTCTGCTTTAGTTTGTCAGCTTGACAAATAAAGGGTTAAGGAATATAATTAGATTCAGTATTATACAAGGAGTTAATAAATATGCGGCAAGGTATTCTTAAATAAACTGTCAATTTGATAGTGGGAACAAAAAGTAGCAGTCCCGTTTCACTTTTAATATGGGGCTTAGTTTTTTGTACCCAGTTTAAGAATACTTTTATCATGTAATTTTATATGCCCGAAAACATATAAGTGTTTTGGGGCTATTGGAGTTATTTACCCAGTGATAGGAGTATTTATCACTGGGTATTTTTATGCCCTTTTTTGGGTGTTGATAGGAGGAAAATCACATGAAAATAATTAACTTAGGCATTCTGGCTCACGTTGACGCAGGAAAGACAACATTAACGGAAAGTTTATTGTATACCAGTGGTGCAATTGCAGAACTAGGGAGCGTAGATGAAGGCACAACAAGGACAGATACAATGAATTTGGAGCGTCAAAGGGGAATCACTATCCAGACAGCAGTGACATCTTTTCAGTGGGAGGATGTAAAAGTCAACATTATAGATACGCCAGGCCATATGGATTTTTTGGCGGAAGTATACCGTTCTTTATCCGTATTAGACGGAGCAGTATTATTAGTTTCTGCAAAGGATGGCATACAGGCACAGACCCGTATACTGTTTCATGCACTACAGATAATGAAGATTCCGACAATTTTTTTCATCAATAAAATTGACCAAGAGGGGATTGATTTGCCAATGGTATATCGGGAAATGAAAGCAAAGCTTTCTTCGGAAATTATAGTGAAGCAAAAGGTTGGGCAGCATCCCCATATAAATGTAACGGACAATGACGATATGGAACAGTGGGATGCGGTAATTATGGGAAACGATGAACTATTAGAGAAATATATGTCAGGGAAACCGTTTAAAATGTCAGAACTGGAACAGGAAGAAAACAGGAGATTCCAAAACGGAACGTTATTTCCCGTTTATCACGGAAGCGCTAAAAACAATCTGGGGATTCGGCAGCTTATAGAAGTAATTGCCAGTAAATTTTATTCATCAACGCCTGAAGGTCAATCTGAACTATGCGGGCAGGTTTTTAAGATTGAATATTCAGAGAAAAGGCGGCGTTTTGTTTATGTGCGTATATATAGCGGAACATTGCATTTGAGGGATGTTATTAGAATATCTGAAAAAGAGAAAATAAAAATCACAGAGATGTGTGTTCCGACAAACGGTGAATTATATTCATCCGATACAGCCTGCTCTGGTGATATTGTAATTTTACCAAATGATGTTTTGCAGCTAAACAGTATTTTGGGGAACGAAATACTGTTGCCGCAGAGAAAATTTATTGAAAATCCTCTCCCTATGCTCCAAACAACGATTGCAGTAAAGAAATCTGAACAGCGGGAAATATTGCTTGGGGCACTTACAGAAATTTCAGATGGCGACCCTCTTTTAAAATATTATGTGGATACTACAACGCATGAGATTATACTTTCTTTTTTGGGGAATGTGCAGATGGAAGTCATTTGTGCCATCCTTGAGGAAAAATATCATGTGGAGGCAGAAATAAAAGAGCCTACTGTTATATATATGGAAAGACCGCTTAGAAAAGCAGAATATACCATCCACATAGAAGTCCCGCCAAATCCTTTCTGGGCTTCTGTCGGGTTGTCCATAGAGCCGCTCCCTATTGGAAGCGGAGTGCAGTATGAAAGCAGAGTTTCACTTGGATATTA